TCAGCGCCGCCGGCCACTCGACCAGGTGGTATAGATCCGCTCCTTCCGGGGTGCCCGACCCCTGCCGATGGTGTAGTCGATGGTCACGGTCCTGCCGGCGAACCGGTCGAATCGCTCCCGCATTGCGGGGTGGTCGTTGATCGTAAGGATCGCTCGCCCCTGCAGGCCCGCCATCAGCTCGGCCATGCGGTCGTACTCATCGAGGCCGAACGCCAACCCGTACCCTTCGGTCTGCCAGTAAGGCGGGTCCAGAAAGAACAGCGTTTCCGGCGTGTCGTATCTGGCCAGGCAGGCATCCCACGGCAGCTGTTCAACAACGACGCGGTGCAGGCGAAGGTGCGCCGCGCTCAGATCTTCCTCCAAGCGCAGGAGGTTGATGGACTTCGGGGAGCGCGCGGCCGTGCCGAAATTCTGCCCTGTGACCTTCCCTCCGAATGCCAAGCGTTGCAGATAGAAGAAGCGCGCGGCGCGCTGGATATCAGTCAGCGTGTCAACGTGCTGCAGCTGCGCCCAGCGGAACATTTCGCGGCTGGTCAGCGCCCAGCGGAACTGGCGGACGAACTCGTCCAGATGGTTAGCAACCACCCGGTACAGGCGGACCAGCTCGCCATGCATGTCGTTGATGATTTCGACCTTCGCCGGCTCACGCGCGAACAGCAGCGCGGCGCCGCCTGCGAACGCCTCGACGTAGGTGTGATGCGGGTTTTCAAAGAGCAGTGGCAGCAGGTGCTGCAGCAACCGGGTCTTCCCACCCGGCCAAGGGAACAGCGTTTTCACTAATCTCAACCTTTGCGATAACGATGACCGAGACTGCTCGCCCCTCGAGGGGGACGGGGCCTTGGCCGATGCTGGGTGGTGAGATCACCCATGTGGAGGCGTCTGGTCAGTAGTTGCACCTGCTGGCCGGGCGCCCTGTTTTCACTAGTAAATACCGACGTTCAACTCGAACTCGAATATCGAAGTGACAGTCTTAGAGTCGCCGATCTTTGTGGATCAATGCTTCTAAGAGGCGCGAACCAATTAAACTTGATGAAGATCGAAACTCAAACTCGACGTCGTAACAGTTCCGCTGGAACGCCTCATGTTCAGGGAAATATTTCCGTCAGCACTTGACGGAACTGCAGATGTAGAAAGCTGCGCGATTTCGATGATCCGGGTTGTGGACAGAACCGAGTACGACGAAGCTCCATTCGTTACAACTTGCGAGTTGCCAATGCCGGAAGCGAAGAAGTGAACGAACTGACCTGAATAACTACCCGCCGCCACGCCGGACGGCAACCACGTCCCGCTGTCCACCGTTGACCACGTTGAAGCGGCAAAATTCGTATTCCGCTGCACCTGCCATGTCCCGTCCGCATTCACTACAAGACGGATCGCGGCCCGCGAATTTCCCGGCGACCCGGTAACGCCGGGGATGTTGTAGCGCTTGCTGTCGAATCCGAGTTTGTAGACAGCCGTCCCCTTCGCCGCCCACTTATTCGACAAGTCGATGCCGGCCGAGTCGCGGTAGTTGACGTTCGGGCCTTTCGATCCGAACGCGATGGGCGCATACCGCTCCCGCAAGTCCACACCGTCCGACGTGCGGAAACCCGTGTTCGCCGGCTTCGGCCCTTCGACATACAGGTCGAACAGGTCATCGAATTCCACGCCAGCACTGTTGCGGAGATTGGTCGCCATGTTGGCGGTCAGCCCTCGGCGTTCTCGTCGGCGTCTCCGTCGCCTTCCGCGTCTTCATCCACGACCTCGACCGCGCGCTCGTTGTGCAGGTCGTCGTAGACCGCGCGGATGATCGCGGCAATGCCAACCGGGCTGATGTTGGACAGGTCGGCGCCGGTGACTGGATCGGTGCCAGCGTTGAAGGTGCGGGCACCGATGGCCGCCAGATCGGTCATCAGCGCTTCGCGCCCTTCCAGCTTCTCGCCCACGGTCAATCCGTCGGGGCTTGTCAGGTATTCCTCGCCCTGAAAGACGATCTGCGCACCCTGCTGTTGCGGATCGTAGAAGATGTGCGTCTCGGTGGCGATGCGCTCGACAGTGGAGCCGAGGGCGTTGGTGCGGATGCGGCTGTTGGTGGACATTTCAGCTCCTATTCGATTCGAGGGTTGCGATGCGTTCGTCCTGCGCCTGCACGATGGCGTTCAGGTCTTGGAATGCCTTGGCGTAGACGGCCAGCAGCTGCTCGATGTCGTAGCCGCCGTATCGACGCGGCTGGCTGGCACCCGGAGGCGTGGCCTCGATGCCCTTGCCGCTGGCCGCCTGCGGGATCACCTCCGCGATGTTCTCGTGGATCAGGAACACTCGCTCGCGGTTGTCCGGGTTGAACCACTTGCGGTACTTGCCCAGCGTGGTCTCCAGCTTCAGCACGGCATCAAGGCCATACGGGTTCTCGCGGAACGCGGTCTTCAGTTCGCGCGACGACGTGGGCTGGAAGCCGCCGCTGCCGCCGATCTGGCCGGCTGCCGTGATGGCGCCACCGAAACTCGTACTTCCCCCATCCCCATTGATGACCAGTGTCGCTGTGGCGCCATTGTTGACGGCCATGATTTCATTGCCGTCCATGCGGACGTTTGCACCGGTGTCTGGACCGATTTGAAAGGCGTGGTTTGTCGAGGAAAGGGAGACATCCGTCGTGACAGTGAGACGAATGCGAGGGGCAGTGATATTGCCGGTTGAAGTAACCGGACCGGTAAAATTTGCGCCGGTCAGAGATGCCTTTCCGGCCAGTGCATCAACAAGGCCATCGATATCGGCCATCACATGCGTATGGTCTATCGCCGCTAGGCCGTTCAACACGGCCACCAGGTCCTCCACGTCGCCGATCTGGTGCTGGTGACCCACCAAGGCGTAATCGCCGGTCGGCTGCATCCCGTCGAGCGCGTCGCGCAGGCCCGGAATCGTGTCGATCGTTGCGGCACTGGCGGCAATCTTGCGGATAGCCTGCAACAGCTGCGAATCATCGTCGCGATCCAGTTCCAGGTCGGCGGCCAGGACAACGGCCGCGAACTCTTCCTGCATCATGTTGAACCAGTCGGCGCCGGGGACGGTCGCGGCTACACCAGCGATGAAGTCACCTGATGTGAAATAACCCGGCGTCCCCGGCTCTTGGCGAGCAGGCGGTACGGGTACGGCGGTGGCTACATCGATGCGATGCATCTTAAATCTCCACGAATTGGCACAGCGTATGCGCCGGCTTCAGGTCGTCGAATACCGCAGCGAGCGCGGCATCAGTGGCGGCGGTCGCACCCGGCGGCCGTTTATCGATATGCACCTGCCAAACGAACAGCGCGCCGGACAGATACAGGGGCTCGGCGACGCTGCTGTGTCCCACCCGCCACGGTTGCGGCTCGGTGATCGTGATCGCATACCCGGCCGCCGCGGCGAGGCGGACAAAATAGGGGATCGACAGTCCGCCCAGCTCCCCCAGCTTGCTCAGCACCGCCTGCACCCGCTCGGCCTGGCCCACCTGCGGCTTGGAAGCCAGCGCAAGCACTCGCTCCCAGTCCGAAATGGCGGCGTCAGCCGTAGCCGGATGCAACGCACCCGCAATTGATTCAGCGCGCTGAATACCAGCCTGCAGGGCATTGGCTTCGGCATCGATGACAGCACCGACAACAGGACCAGCCGTGTCGTAGGCGACCGGCGGCAGCATCCTGCGCAGCAGGTCCGCAAGCATCACGGCATCAGCTCCAGCGAAACGCTACCCAAGCGCACCCATTCCACGCGGCTCGCGTCGACCACGGGTTCCAGATTGGATGCCGGCGTCAGCAGTTCGCGGTCCACCACGCCAGGCAGGCCAGAAATGACGGCTTCCACGCGGCTGCGGTAGAGCATCTCGCCGGGGGCGAGCGAATCCAGCAGCGCAGCCAGTTGGTCCTCTGCCGCTTCCTGCACCGTGTCCAGGCTGTAGCCATCTGCCAGCCGCACGCGTGCGGTGATCTCGGCCTCAATCAGCGTCGGGCCGAACACAACCGAATCCCAGGCGGTGACCGGGCGCAGTTCATTGATACGTGCCTGCACCTGCTGGACAAGCTCGGCCGAGGGCAGGCCCGCGGCGGAAACAATGACCACATCCACCGTACCCAGCCCACGGCGCAGCGGGTACACGTAAGCCGCGGTGACGCCTGGCACTTCGCGTGCCCAGCGGCGGTAGTCGTAGCGGTTGCCGCCGGCAGGGGGGCGGCGAATCAGGTCGAGCAGGCGCGCCAGCAGCTGCGCGTCGCTTTCGGCGTCAGTTCCGCCGGCCAGCGGATCGACCAGGACGGCGGGAGCATCGATGCCCAGTGGCGGGCTGGTCAACGTCACATCGCCACTCAACCCGGTCGCATCGCTGCCGGGGGTGACTGCCGCCACGCGCACGGTGGCCCTGCCCGTGGCGCTGATGGTCCCATGCGTGGTGGTCGTGAGCAGAACGCCAGCGGGATGACGGACGCTGATGCCCACGGGCACCGGTGTGCCAAGCGATCCGGTGACGCGCAGCGCGCCGCTGGCCGTCGTAGCCGGCTTGCGGCTCAGCCCACGGTCGGCCGCATGCTGCTCCAACCCCTCCGCATCGGCGGTATCGGGGAAGATTTGCCGGTACAGCCATGCCTGGTGCTGGTAGACCCCCTCGATGGCCGCAGCCACGCCAGACGCGCGGACATAGTGGTCACTATCGACACCGATGGCGGCATCGGGCAGCACGCTGCGAATGTCGCGCAAGATGCCATCGCGGATGGCTTCAAATGTTGGCGGTTGCAGAGGCATTTGAAGGGGCTTTAGATAACGCTGACAGGGTGTTCAAAGGTCTGGCGTTGGCCGGCGCCATCGGTGACTTCGATCACCAACAGGAGCCAACCGTTGGCGCGGCGCGTACTGACTTCGATTGCACGCGCCCGGCCGTCTGCGATCAGCGGTTGCAGGGCCTGTTCTGCGTATTGCCTTGCGAGTACGGCGACACGCTGCAGGTCCTTCTCGCGCTTCAGTTCGTGCAACCTGCTGCCCAGCGAAGGGGCCGCGAACCAACTGCCTACCGGAACTACCAATCGAAGGTAGACCGCGTTGGCAAGGGTCGTGATTCGCCTTCCTGTAAGGTCGCCGGTCTGCGGATCAATCTGCGCGTCCATTACTGCTCCTGATTCGGTTTTGCGGTCTTGCCCGAACCGGCCTGCACACCACCGTGGTCATGCTGGTTATAGATTTCACGGTCGGCCGCCATCGTGCGGACCTGGTCGCTGACATCGCCATCGGCATGCACGTCGTTGGTGGCTTCCACCAGCGGCGTTTCAAATCGCACCTTGCTGCTGGCTTTCACCAGCAGCGTTTCCGTCACCAGCTCCATGACACGGCCACGCTTTAGAAGGATGTGGTCGCCCTCATCGGTGTGCAGTGCCACTTCGCCTGGCTGCAACTGGATGCGGTAACGGCCGTCGACGCTGGCGATGATCACGCCGTGGGCCGACGATCCGCCCATCGGCAGGATGACAACCTCGGCCCCTTCCAGCGGGGCGCTGGCGAAGCCGTAGTGCTGCATCAGCTCCGCCTGCAGCTGCTCGCTGTCCAATCCCTTGACCTGCGCCGGGGGCAGCACCCGAGTGGCGTCCAGGCGCTTGAGCACCCCCCGTACTGCTTGCCGGGCCGTATTGCCGGCGCGTTTCGCCGCGCCACGCAGAGCACGTCCCAAGCTCACAGGTACTGCCCTCCGTCATCCTTCGGCTGGCGCTTCTTGCCCTTCTTGCCGGCGTCCTGGCCGAGAATCCATGCCTTGTCCTCGCGCAGGCGCAATTCGGTGATGGCCCCATGCTGCCGGGTAAGGCGCAACGTGCGCCCCATGATGAAATAGACATCGTCCAGTGCGTGCGGCTCGCTGGTGACTTCCACACGCTGGCCTGCAGCCCACACGGCTCCATTGGGCGCGCGCCAGCCCGGCACGATTGCGCGGCCCTCGAATCCCTCCATCAGGCTGTCCGCCAGCAGCTTCTTTGCCCGCGAGGTGGCCAGGCTGGTGCTATCGCAGGCGCTGTCCACGACAACGCGCGGGCGGAAGATGCCGCGCCTGGCCAATGCTTCATCCTTGGCCAGGGCCTTGAGGGTGGTGCGATTGCTCTCCCAGTCGTCGGCATCAAAAGCACCGTGCTGGCCCAGCACCGTGACTTCGCTGTACCGCTGCGCGATGCTGCGGCGGACGGTGAGGCGTTCGATGTTGTTGCCCCGGCCATCGCGGTGCAGCTGCAGGCGCCCGACCGTGGGAACGCTGTAGTCCGGCCCGCCCACGATCAGCGTGCCGTCAGGATCTACCCACGGCCAGACACCGTTGGCTTCGGCCACCTGCAGCAACACCTCCCACGCGCTCTGCCCTGGCTGTATCTGCACGCGACGGCGCAACGCCGCGTCCGGCACCTGCAGGCGCACCTTGGCAATACCCAGGGGCTTTGCCACCTGGTCCACGATCTGCTGCAAGGTCGCATCGCGCATGGAAACAAATGGCGTGGAGCAATCGACCAGGAAGCCGGCCAGGTCACGGCCGATTACCCGCACGGCGTGCGAGCTGCGCGACACTTCATGCTCCACCTCATCCAGCCGCCCGGTAAGCACCAGGTCATCGTCCAACTGCAGCTGGCATGGCGCGCCCTCGGCGACTTCCACCGGCAAGGTGCCGCTTTGGTCGGTGTGCAACTCCAGCTCGAATGCATCGGCCGCAATCAGCAAGTCGCTATCGACCGAGAAGCCGGTCCAGCGGGCATTGGAGACCCCGCCAACGCTCAGGCGGATCGAATCAGCGGGCGTATGCATACAGCACCTGGCCACGGGCAATCGCATACGGCGAGCGCAACGAGGGATTGAGTCGCAGCAGCTCCACAGCGCGGCGATGGTCGCCATACCACTGATGGGCCAGCATCCGCAGGCAGGTATCGCTGGTGACGGTGCGTGCGGACAGCGGCGGGCGGGCAAGGATGACGCGTCGTGCGCCGGCCTGGATCAGTGCGGCGAGGTTGCGTAGCGGCTCAATGACCAGCAGCGCATGCTCCACGCCGCACAGGCGGCGATGCAGCAGAATCGCCCCCTGCAGCATCGCCCGCGCCTGGTTGCTCAGCCGCTCAATGTCCTGCGGCGCGAGCGTCGCCTCCGCTCGTTCGGCGTCCAGCACATCGGCCACGGCCTGGGTAAGCGCCAGCGCCTGCTCGCTGGTCACCAGCAGCACCAATCCCAGCGCATGGGCATTGAGCGGCTCGCCGGGGAAACCCTTGGGGAAATCCTTGTCCAGGGTCGGTTCCACCCCAAGCCGGCCGAACTCCTGCAGGTCGGCCCACGCACGCTCGGCCAGTGCCGGCAGATCACTGGCGCTGGCCAACTGGCGCGGCAGCAACGTATCCGCCAGCGTTCGGATGTCGATATCCCCGCTGCTGGTCGACGGGACGCTGGCATCCAGCAGCCCGCGCACGGACATGGGGACCAATGCCGGCATCGCGATAGGGTCGAGCGATGGCGTCGACTGATGGGCCATGTCGGCCAGCCCGGCGAGTAGGCCCATCGTCTGGCTGCGCAGTTGCGCCAGGCGCGTGCTGATGCCCGGCAGCCCCGTCAGCTGTTCGACCAGGCCGACGAATCCCCCACCGAGGTAGGTCTGTGCCTGTGCAACCAAGCCCTCCACGCGTGCGAACAGATCCCGGACCTTGTCGCGCCAGTCATCCGCATCGGCATCATCCAGCCCTGCGATTGCGCCTTCGGTGGTGGTGAAGGTTCGCTGGAAAAATGCTGTATCTGCCTCGCTCTCCACGAATGCCAGGCCGACTTCGGCGTAGTCCGGCCGCTCTGCATCGTGGGTGACCTCCCAATCGTCCACGGCCACGGTGAGGCTGCCGTAGATGGGGTGGATCAGCTCGCCCGTACCCGGTGTCTCGACGGCCGCGATCAGCGCCTGCAGGGCCGACTCGTAGTCGTCGCCGAATACCACCACGCGCATCTGGATCAGCAGCGCCTCGCGGCCGAGGTCCTCGACCGTGTCGCCATTGCGGTAGGGCGCCCCGTGGCGGGCGAGCGCCCGCTTGCCTTTCAGCCCATCGCCCAGGACCTGCAGCGGCACGCCGCGGAACTGCGCGTCCAGCAGGTTGTTTTCCCAGCTCATGGGCCGCGCCTCACATCACGCTCGGCCGCGCGGCCGATTTCCGCGTGCAGCCACGGGGTGTCGCTGGTGACCTTTACCTCAATGGGCTTGTCCAGGACACGCTCCAGGCGCCGCCCGGCATCATCCAGCAGTTGCGCCGCCCGCTGGCTCTGTGCGGCTGCCTGGGCGGCGTGCGCGCCATCCGGCAGCGCCGGTGCGGCCGTCTTCACCCGCGTCAGCGCATCGCGCATGGCGGCCTCGCGCTGGGACAGGCTCAGCCCGCCCGGCACCTGGCTCAACGCCTGCTGGTATTGCTCCGGCGTCACGCCCAGGCGGTCGAGCATGGCTTGGTTGCCGCGGTTGGCGCGGCCCAGCACGCGGCGCAATGGACGGCGTGACCGGCTGGCCACATCCGCCTGCAGCGTCGGATCGTTCATCCCGTTTCGCAGCGTGCCGGCGTAACGCGACAGCGGCAGAGCAGCCAGTGCAGCCGGCGCAGAAACTCTCAGTGCGAACCCCTGCAACCAGGTACGCACACCGGCCATGATCGGCTTGCCCTTGCCGCCTGCTGCCGCCGGCAACGGCGCACCACCTGCTCCCTGCGGTGCCCCTGACCAGTTGGTGACATACACCGGCATGACGCCGGTGGCGTCCTGCAGCGTGCGGCCGACCGCAATGTTCTTCACCGTGTCCAGGCCGCCGTTGACCAGGCTTCCCAGCTTGCCCAGCGCCGCGCCGCCGGCACGTTGGGTGTAATGCGCAGCGATACCGGTGCCGGCGGCCAGGCCGATCAGTTGGCCACCTGACAGGTTCAGATCATCCAGCAGATAGTCGCCGGCGCCGGCCATCGCCTTGTTGATCGGCTGCGCCATGCGATCCATCGTTTCGCGCAGTGTGTTGCGCACGCGGCCGGCAACCGCGGTGGCACTCTGGCGATTCTCGGCCAGGTCCGATGCCGCAACGCCGCCGGCATTGCCGATGGACTGCTGGATGCTGCGGAAGTCGTCAAGGGCACCACCGGTCAACAGGAACTGCACGCCTTTCTGCGTATCCAGGTCGGCCTTGCCAAAGGCCCTTGAAATGAACTCCATGCGCTGCCGATCGGTCGTCAGCGCCTCGTACTTGGTCTTCATCTCGCCCAGCACGTCGAGCATGTCGCGGCGCGTGCCGTCCTTGTCAAAGAAGCGCACGCCGGTGGCCTTGGCAGCACCGACCATGTAGTTACGATTGGTGAACAGCCGCGTGGTCGATTCAGCCAGCGTGGCCAGGCGCTCGGGTTGGGCTTCCAGTTTGGACAGGGTTTCAACCATCGCCAGCGATTGGTCGAAGCCCATGCCCCCGCGTTGGGCCGCCGGCCCGACGCGCGCGAAGATATCGGCCAGGTTCTCCAGCTCGGCATTGCCGGCCCGGCCGGCGACGATCATCTTCTCCAGAATCTCCAGCGCCTGGCCGGGCTTGCTCAGGTCGAACTGGTAGGCATTGGCACCGGTCAGCAATCCCCTGGCCAATACGCTGGAATCGGCGCCGGTGATCGTGGTGCCGGTGTCGATGGCCCCGATGGTCTCACTGGAGGCCTGGTAGGACAGGCCCGAGGCGATCAGCTGATCAAAGCCACCGGTCAACGAGTCCAGAGGATTGCCGTTGCGGCGAGCCATGTCCCAGAACTGCCGGCGCAAGCTCTCCTGGTCAGCCGCTGTCATCGAATCGCCGGCCGTCTGCCGGGTCCGTAGCAGGGTGCGGTCCAGCTTGGCACTGGCCGCGATTTCATGACCGACGACCAGGCCCATGCCCAGGCTGGCCAGCCGGCCTTGCATTGACCCCAGCGCGGATTTGATCCGGCCGATCTCCGAGATCGCCGTGCGCCCCATGATGCGGAATACACCGCCGCGGTCCGCAACGGATCGGAGCATGCGCTTGATCCGCTCGCCCAGCCGGTCGGCAGCGGCGCCCACGGCGTTCTGCTGGCGTACCCCCTCGGCCATGCCGTGCTTGATGGCTTCGCCGGCCGATCGGCCCACTTTCTTCAGCACCTCCATCGACGCGGTGCTTTGCGTGATGGAGGTGCGGATCGCCTTTGACTGCTCGGTCGCAGCACGCTTGACCTGCTCACCGGTAGCGCGGGCGGTCTTGCCCATCCCGCGCATTCCGGTTTGCGCTTCCTGGGCGGCCCGGCGGCCGCCCTTGGCATCGCCCCGGATCACCAGATTGACATTCATATCGGTCATGCGGGATGGCCTTTTAGCCGACGCCTCTTGCGGCCGGTGCTGATGTAACGTTTCCCGCGCTTACTGGAAGCGGGGTTGAACAGTGCGACGCGGGCATCCACCTCCGCCCGCGTCATGCCTCTTATTTCGTCGAGGCGATAGCCGTGCCGGACGAGGGCGTTTTCGATGGCTCGCCAATCTGCGACGGACCGCTCGCCGGCTTCAGCTTTTTTGTGAGCTTCGTGTCCTCCTCTTCCAACACCTCGATATCGATGTCGGTCATCTCCGCTTCCAGCAGCGACAGCGTCAGTGCTTCAGCCGGGATTTCCCCCAGCTTCAGCAGCTGCCTGCGGAACAGTTCCAGGGCGATCTTTCGCACCGGCACATTCGGATACTCGGTCTGGGCACCGATCAGATCGCCGACAAGCGATACCCGCAGCACGAACTCCTTGTGCCGCTGGCCGGCGTAATGCACGCCGATGGGCAGGGTGCCGCTGGCCGTCAGGCCATCCCACTTTCCATGCGAGTTACTCGACATAGTGGTTCAGCGCTCCCAAGGTCAGATCGCGGGTGGCTTCATCCTCGGTGCCGTATTTGCTGCCGACCTCCACCAGCCAGACGCCGCTGTAGGTTTCGCGCTTGCCGCCACCATCCTGCGGTTCGATGGTCAGTTTGGCGTCGAGCATCGATTTCCAGTCCGGCTCGCCGGATTTCGGGATGGCGACCGTGCAGCGGAGCTCATGCTCCTCGATGCCCTTGGCATGGCCCAACACGCGGCCCTGCCGATTCATCGTTTTGACCCCCTTTCGATTGGTCTTGGTGGTGGGTTCAAACGACTTGACTTCGTATTCCGTGCCGTTGATTTCCAGCACGATCAGTCCGACGTAGATATCAGCCATGACGGTTCCTTACAGCAGCAGGTCGATGCGGGCGGCGAACACATGCAGCCCGTTCACGACATCGGTGGGAATTTGGGCGCTGAGCCGGGTGGGGTCCTGCAGCGAGCGCTCGACAATCAGCGAAGGGGCATTGGCGGCCACCTCTTCGACGATCTCCAGCTCCTCGCATTTCTTCAGCACGTCGAGCAGTTCGCTGCGCACTTTCGTGGCCGAGGCGATGTTCAGCTTGTCGCGCGGGAAGCGCAGGCGAATGCGGTCCCGGCAAGCGCGGCGCACGTAATACAGCGTCCGCATCGTGGTCAGGTCGAGCAGCGCGATATCCGGCGCCCCGGCCGCGTTCTTGGTGTACGTGCTGACCGCACGCACGATCTGCACGACTTCGCCGGGGCCGACTTCCAGCGGGGTAACACCGTTGGCCAGGGCCGTTTCCTGCTCGCCGCGCATCAGCCGCGCGGTAACGGGCGGCGGGGCGATGCCGGTGAGCGCAAGGGTGTTGAGCGGACGTGCCGGGTCTTCCTCGCTCGCGATCACAGCCGCATACGCGGCGGCGACCTCGGCCGCGGAGCTGGTGGTGCCGGGCAGCAGTGCGATGGTGATGGCGCCGCTGTTGATCACCCCGGCCAAGGTCGTGGCCTCGCTGAGCGTGCCGGTGCATGCGACCACGCCGATGCGGGATTTCTGATTGATCGAATCGGTGACCGTGTCGATGTGGGTGCGCAATGCCGTCAGCACGTCCTGGTCCATCCAGGCCGACACCACCAGCTCGTAATCCGCCGCCGCCAGCACATCCAGGGCGGGCTGGATATCCAGCGTGTCTTCTTCCTGCGGCGGCACCACACCGATCAGGGTCAGGTCGACGTAACGGTTGGCGGTCATCGCTGCGGTGGCCATCGCCTCCGCAACCGGGCCGAACAGCGCCGCGGCCCTCGCCGCGTCGAATACCTGCACCGGCGTAAGCGGCTCGGCCTTGTCCTGGCCATCGGCAGTGAGCGGCACGATCAAGCACAGCCGCTGGGTATTGGTCGGCAGGGTCCGCACCGCCAGGGCAGTGTTGAACTCCATGTAGACCCCCGGCTTGCGGATACCGGCCGGGATGGTGTCGAACTGGATCATTCTTTGGTCCCCTTGGTCTTGGTGGCGGCCGGCTTGGGGGCCGTGGATACGGCGTCAACCGGGGCGGGTTCGGTGGTGGTGGTCGACGGGCGGCCGGCGGCCTGCAGCTCGCCGCTGGCCAGACGGCGGCGGTAGTACGCCGTGCTGGGCACATCGGTGGGCTTGCTTTCGATGTATTGGCGCGGGTTGTCCTCGCGCGGGACTCTCAAACCGGGGGCGGCGATGACGGTGGGCATGGCGCTCTCTCAGGTGGGGGTGATGCGGTCGACGGCATCGACGGCGTTGTCGTCGGGCTGCAGGTAGTAGTTCAGGTCAATGCCCTCAATCGGCGGGCCATCCAGCAACGTGGGAATCTCCCAGCTGCCGTCGACGTCGAACGACTGGCCCAGCACCGACAGGTAATCGCGCTGGGTTTTGCCATTGACCAGGTTGTTGAAGTCAGTGGGTTCCAACCGGCCGAAACCCGGCAGCGGGTCGAATCCGGCCAGTAAGCGGACGCTCTTGTCCCAGAGCGCATAGGAGCCGAGGCTGCCCTTCATGCCGTGGCGAGTGGCTTGCTCATCCCGCGCCTGGCGCACGGCGATCACCAGGCGGAGGCTGACCGTGACCGAATAACGGCGGTTGGACTTGCGCGTGAAGCGAGCCTTGGGGGCCGTGACCAGCACCGCGTGGCCCGCGCTGACTGCCTCGGCCAGCATGTCCGGGTCGCTCAGCTCGCCGCCGTAGCTTTTCAGCACCAGGCGGGGCACGGACGCCTTCAGCGCCGCCAGACGCTGGGTAATGCTGGCTTCCATTACGTCCAGCATCACAGCCTCCGCAACGACCGGCGCGTAAAGATGCGCTGGTTGCTCTGCACCACCGGGCTACCACCGCTGCCGGCTTCGCCGTTGCCGCGCGCCGCATCCTCTTCCATCAGGGCTTTCAGGCGCCTGATGACGTCCTGGTAGCGCAGGCGCACGGTGCTGTCCTCGTTGCCGGCGCTGTCATACAGGTGATAGCGGGCGATCTCCTGCAGGTCATCGGCCCACCAGGGCGGCATCGCCTCATCGCCGGCACGGAAGCGCAGGTAATACTGTGCTTCCGTGCTGGCGCGGGTGATGGCATTGGTCAGGCGTGCCAGGGCGTATTCGGCCGACTGGCGTTCGTCTTCCGGCCAGTCGTCCAGGTCATCGCCACGCGCTGCCGCTTCCATCTGCCCGGCCGTGAGCGGCGGCATGTCGCGGGGGACCGCCACATCGGCGATCTCCTTGCCGCCGTAGCGCGTGACCAGGTCGATGGAAAGCGGCAGCGGCAGCATTACTTCGCGCCCGCCTTGGCAGCGGTCTTGGTCGGGGCCTTCTTGCCGCCCGCCTGCTCGCCGGCACCCTGGTCGTCCGACTCATCGGCCGCTGCCGGATTGGCGAGGTGCTGGACGATCAGGTTGGGCTCGGCCTCCAGCTGCGCCAGCTGCTTGTCGGAGAAATAGCCGTCCGGGTAGTCGCTGGGGCGGCTGCTATGCGCCACGCCAGCGCGGCGGAAGCCATCGATTTTGGAGGTGATGCGAATCATGGATTGTCCTCATGGACGCCGCAGGGGAAGCCTGCGGCGCCGTTGGTTGAAATCAGGAAGTGGCTGGGCTCAGTCGAGCCAGCTCGGCGCCAGCACTTCGGCGGTGCCGGCCCATTCGTTGCCACCGTCCTTGTCCTTGACCACAATCGACCGGGCGGCGCCTTCCAGGGCGGACGGCACCACCAGCAGGCGCGGATTGATACCCAGCGGACGGCCACCGTCGCCCTTGAATGCCTTCATTGCGGCACGCGCGGCGGCATAGCTCTCCTTGGTCAGCGGCTGGCGGCTGGCATAGGCGAACTGCCAGAAGCCGAAACCGACATTCACGCGCGCATCGACGCCGTAGCGGTACTCGTCGCGCATGAACACCGCCTCGTCCTGGCCATTGGTCATGGCCTTGAGGTCGTAGTCACGGCGCTTCTGGAAGATCAGCGGCTTCAGCGCCCGGCTCACGTCCATCAAGTACCAGGTCGGCGCATCTTCATCGTCGGGGTCGCCGGCGTCGTAGTTGCTCACGCTGGTCGCCGCGCCGGTGCCATCGGTGTTGGCGTAGACCGGGTGATCGGTATCGAAGAAGTTCTGGCCGTCGTAGCACAGCGTGCTGACGCCGACTTTCAGCAGGTCGAAGATCAGTTCGTCCGGGTGCGCCTTCGATGCCCGGCCCATTTCCTCGAACAGCGCGCCGTAAATGCCGAGTTCGTCGTCCTCGATGTCATCCCTGGGCACTCCAACCGAGGATTCAAACTTCTTGTTGGTGATGCTGTAGCCGTGGGCCTTCATGGCCTTCAGGACACGGTCACCGATCCATTCGCGGAACTTCGGGAACTGGCCCAGCCACCCGTAGGTGTTGCTGCGGGAGGTGGACGGCACCAGCGTGGCAATCTTCTGCCAGTCGGTCGGCGTTGCGGCCTGGGCGTCCTGGAACTTGCGGTTGAACCCGGTGAACAGGGCCGTGATCAGCTGCGGCGTGATGATGGCCATCAGCGGCCCTCCTTCTTGAAGGTGTCGACGGGGAGGCCCAGGGCATTGGCGACGTAGGTCTCCTCGGCATTGAGCGCGGTGGAGCGGTCAGCGGCGGCACCGGCCGGAGCGATGGCATCGGGGACGATGACCGGCGCGGCGGCGATGTAGTCGCGGAAGCGCTGCAGGCCCGCCGCATCACTGCAGCTGGCGCGGTGGTAATCGACCGTGGCCGGGCTGATCTTGCCGGCCTTCATCGCCGCCTCGATCTCGGCATTGACCGCCGTTTCGTGCTGGGCGCTGGTGAAATCGGCCAGTTTCTGCTCGGCATTGGCCGCGCGGGTGAGGACGGCATCGTGGTCGGCGCGGGGCACGAAACGATCCAGCGGCGGATGCTCGCTGTTCAGTGCGGTGGCCTTGACGGTGGTGATGGCAGCGGCGACGGCGTCATCGGAGGCTTCGGCGTTCAAGCCGAGCGCGCCCGTGATCGCCGCCGTCAATGCGGCGGAACGAACCATAGTGGTGGTCTCCTGCGGGGTGGTTTCGGAGTTGAGCGCCGGGAGGCGCAGGTTGGGGGTGTTGGTCAACGCGGCCGACACCAGGCGCGCGATGCGGCCGGTGGCCGGGTCGTAGTCGAATACCGGCGAGAGATAGCGGTAGTTCTTGCCGACAACATCACTGGCACCCTGTGCGGTCCAGGTAACGCGCGCCCACAGCGCACCGGCCCGCTGCTCCAGCGCATGAATCCAGGCAGAGGCCGGCGACTGGCCACCTTGGGGCGCGGCCAGCTGCAGGGCGTGATTCCAGTCGATGGGCAGATCGACCCCACGGGCGATGAACGCATTGATGACTTCGACGGCGGCAGCGTCGTCGTAGATCCACGTGCGGCCATCACGGCCGGTGACCTCGGGGCCTGCGGGGATCATCTCGACCCATTCCGGCGGGGCGCCATCGGCGATGGCGGCGGACAGGTCAACATTGAGGGCGATACGGTGCATGGGGGCCATGCTCACGGCTCGCCGGCCGGGCGATATTTCGCCGCGGCGTAATCTGCGGATTCCTTTCGGATCGCAGCAGCGACGGTAGCGGCGGGGGCCGATGTTGCCAACCCCCAAGGGGAGTCACCCCCGCACACCCCGTTTGAAAGCCGTTTAAATCGCCCGCGAACGGCCAGACAGGGGGTGTCCGGTGCGGTGGCCGCGCCCCCGGCCCCTCCTGGGCCTTACAGGGGCCGTTCTGGCGGTCGGCCTATTCGCCGGCCAGGTAGTCGGCCAGCATCTCTAGAACGTCCTGCTCGTCCTGGCTGGAAAAGCCCAGGAATGGCCGGGCGGGCATGCCAGGATGATGCACCTCGGCGACGACACGGCGGCTCGTCGACGGGCCAAAGGCCAGCGCCTTGCCATTGCGCGGGCGAATGATCCGCGCCGGCAGGCCGAACTGCTGCGCCCTGGCATAGGGCACGTTGGTGCCGATCCGCACCTGGTTGCCCTCTACCTGGTAGCGAATGCTGTTCTGCAGGTGCAAGGATTCTCGAAGGGGGCCAGGGCCAACCTTCAGAGCAAGCGTGCTGGCGGCCAGTGGCACCCAAGGGGCGCCATTGGGATCGACACCCTGGCCGAAACGGTCGAAGGTGCTGGCCTGCACGATCTCGCCGGTTTCCCCCAGGGCGTCGCGGAGATCGGCCAGGCGATGTTCCAGTTGCGCCAGGCGTTGCCCCACCTGCCCCCCGTCGATGACGACATCGATGCTCATGCCGGTCATGGCATACTGCTCCTGCCCGCGCCTGGTAGAGCCGGCTTCAGGTAGTCCAGGACGCCTTCATCGGTGCACATGCCGCCCAGGGGCCGGCGCATGATGCTGAAGGTGGTTGTGATGGTTCGAGTCCATCCCCAGCACGGGCGCCCCTCTTTTTTCACTTGAATCGCTCCAGCCAGCGGTAGTTGGCGCTGGCGAGCGACACCTCAGACACCACCGATATCGTCCTGAGCCAGTTCGAGGCCAGGCGCTCCCTGCGCAGGGCACGGTGGCTCTTGTCGCGCACGTCCAGTTGGAAGACCAGCTTGATGACGCGCCCATCCCCCAAGCGCCGCGCGAATATCAGCACCGGTTGCTGGGTGGATTGGCCGCCTTCGCCCACATCCCACAGCACGGCCGTTTCCGGATCGGCCAGCCAGCGGGGCAGATTGTTCAGTTGGGCAGCGATGGTGCCGCGGGCCTCTTTGATGGACCGCAGCGCATGGTGCAGCTGATTGTCCACCGCGCCCAGCAGCGCCGTGGCCGGGGCGGGTGCGGCGAATGCCCGGCCACCCGCGTCGATGCCTGCCTCCAGCGCCTGGACGGTGGCTGGCCGGAGAAAGCCCAGCGGGTGAGCCATGCCCTGCGGATATGCGCGCCCCTGCGCCTGCTCCTCGAGGACGCGGGCCACGGTCGCCGGCCAATCGGCAAACAGGTCCGTGGGCCGCTGCTGCGCATCGGCCAAGGCGATGCGCCGCCAGGACGGCGGCAGCTGCATGACGCGCTCGCCCAACCGCACCGCCGCCGGCATCGACCCGGCCGCCATGCCGACGTTGTAGTCAAAGCCCGGATCGATGCCGGCAATGTCGTCGGGCGGTGTCGGGGCTTCATCGGGGCCATCCTTGCCCATCCGCCGCAGGTCACGCTCTGCCAGCGTGCGGGCGGTGCATTGGCAGCCGTACCCGTTGGGACCGTAGTGCGTGTCCCACCACGGGTCATCCGCGCGCAGGATGACGCCATGCCACGCCAGGTGGTCTGGCCGCGGGTGTTTCACCGAATCGTTGTGGATGTATTGCAGATACGGCCGGCGATGCTTGATCGCCTGAATCTGCGCCCAGCGACCGGCCTGGTAGGAACTGCGCAGATTGGTCGTGTAGATGATGCGGGTGCGCCAGTTGCGGCCGCCTTTGTAGTCCCAGCCGGTGCGAGCGACGATGGCGTCGAAGTCGCGGCGGAAATCCTCAATCGTCGCGCCGTCCAGGACGGCCCTATCAACCGCCTTGCGCAGGTCATCCAGCAGGTCCACGCGCGCCGCGCCAGCCACCATGAAGCCGTGGGCGTGGTCCCCGCGCTGCAGGTCGCGCCAAGTTGCCGTGGGCACGTTGACCTTGCGTCGCCAGAACTCGGCCTGCTCGCGGAACGGCACATCGGTGGCGCCGATCTCAGCCAATGCCGGCCTCCTGCATCAGGTCATAGCGCCCGGCCGCCTGAGCGGCGTTGAGGGCTTCCTGCATGCCGGCGGCGAACTCGTCCAGGCTCAAGCCATCCTGCAGCTGCATCAGCCCATCGCGCACGTCGTCCAGCGAGCCGGCCTGGTCGACCACGGCGCGGATCTGAGTCAGCCACCCCTCGGTCGCCGTACCCAACCGGCGGTCCAGCTGGTCCGCCAGTGTGGCCACCCGGTCCCGCTCGGTGCGCTCGGCATTGAGCGCCTGCTGATGGTTCAGTGCCGGCGACTGCACCGGGCTGAGCGCGCGCAGCAGCACCGCCCCCTTGTCGGGGTCGGGCAGGCCCAGCTTGTCGCGCACCACGCTCTGTTCCACCTCCAGGCCCAGCGGCACCAAGTCCTTCAACGCCTCGACCAGTTCCTTGAGGTTTTCCGGCTTCGGAACGAAAAACGACAGCTTCGGGTAGCCCTTCGGACCCGGCCCGAAATTCAGGTCGATGAAGGGCTTTACAAGCTGCCTTTGCTGGGTGTTTGAAAGGCTGCCCGCGTCGCTGGTGAGGATGTCGCCGCGGATCAGGTTGTGCACCTTGGCCTGTGCCAGGCTGGCGCCGTCGTCGGCCGTCATCGTCTGCCCGATGAGGCCCTTGCTGACCTGCTTATCCCACCACTCGGCCAACCCGCGGAAAAAGTCACCGGCACCGGCAACCTGCACCGCCTGTTCGAACTCGATCTTCATCGAATCGGGCATGACCGCTGCCGCATCGCTGCCGAGGTTGGAAACCGCCGCGATCAGCTTGCCGATATCCTCCTCGTTGGCGCCGGGAGCGTATTTGCCCACGCGCATCGGCAGGCCGAATACATCGGCAAAGGCCATCCAGTCGCGCCACGCCCAGGCTTTGCACATATAGGCAACGGCGGCCAGTCGAGCCAGGCCACCCCGGATCGGTAGACCACTGCGCAGCTTCGGCGTGTGGACGATGAACTTGTATGGCGCCAAGGGCACGCCGTTGACCAGGTCGGCCTCGTCCAGCAGGCGCAGCTCGCGGCCGGTATCCCGGTCGAACATGAAATGCCGGGGGTCACGTTCGGCATAGTAGGCCGGCGTCCAGGTCTTGCCGCTGCGGTCCCACATGATCTCGCTGACCGCATAGCCCTTGCCCAGGGCATCGACCTGGTGCGAGATCATCTCGCCGAACTCGGGTGCTCTTACCACCTCGCGCAGGGCATCGGCCCGGCGCACGTCTTCCTTGTCGTCGCTGGCCGCCTCCACCCGCGCTTCCAGGCTTGCCAGCGCCAGTTTGCGCGTGCCCAGGACCGAGGCGTAGTGCAGATCGCGCTCCTCCATTTCCTCGGCCAGCGTCAGGTAGTCGCGGGCATCACCATCGGCGGCGGCCTGCAGCAGGCTCGCCAGGCGCGTTGGCGTCAGGCCGCTGGCCACGGACGGATGCCAGGTCGAACGGATGCTCGCCAGCCGCGGGGCGGCCAGCTCCTCGGTCAGCTTGTCGTATTCGATGGGACGACCGAACTGGTCAACGATGCGAGAGGTGGCCATGTTCACAATCCCTTGGCGGTGCGCCAACCACCACCGCGCTTGATCGTGCGCGTGTGGGCGATGTTGGGGTTGACGCGGTGGTAGTCGATGACCTGCTCGCCGGACGGATTCAGCGCGGCGAATTGCATCAGGGCACCGGCGATGGCGCCGTCGCCGTGGCGGACCAGGTCCGCATCCTTCAGGTCTTTGCGTTCCAGCTTCGGCACCATCGGGGTGCCGTCTACGTACTCCACGGCGCGGTGGTCGTCCTCCAGGGACGCGTCGCGCGGCAGGGTGATAAACCCGTCCTGGAACAAATCGATGTATTTCGGCATCCATTCGCCGTACCAGGTACGCGACAGGGTCACCTCATGGACCGGCCCGCCGCCATAGCGGCCAGTTTCATCGTCCAGTTCGGCGCGGCCGTAGCGGTCGCCGGTGTATTCCATCAGCGTCTGGCCGGGGCCGGTGGCGTCACCAGCGAACGTCCAGCGCCCAGGCGCGCGCAGCTTCAGGAAGTCCAGCAGCGCCCACAGAATCTGTTCCTGCTGGCGAGTGGGCGCGTTGGCCAGTTCGACCACGAACGGCGCCTCGCGGCGCAGGTCTTGCGTGATGCGAGCCGGGATGATGACCGAGAAGTGGCGGTGGCGGGCAAAGTCCATGCCCACTGCCCAGCGACCATCGAAGCCGTCCATTGTCTTGACCAGGACAGGCAGCAGATTGAGGGCGATCCACTTGGTGCACCACGCCTCGCGGTCGCGCTCGGTACGCCGCGGGAAATCGTCATCGAACACGATGCGCAGCACCGGCCGCACCTCGGGCATGGCTTGCTCCAGCCACACGCCGGGGATGGCCGACCCATCACCATCGCGGGGGATGCCGTCCAGCTCCTCGCGCATCGCAGCCTGGCGCGGGCCGTAGGCAGCCCGGATACCGGTGTACCACTCCTTCTTGCCCTCGGCAGTGGGCACCTTCCCGCGCATCGCACAGACGCGCTCGTACAGCCCGTTGGCTACGGCGTCATCGAATGTGATTCGGATGGCCTTTGAACGCTTGCCATAGCGACCAGCGCGCACGTCCTGCACAAGCTGGTTGAACGGGTTTTTCTTGCCCCGGTGGGTGGACCACACCCGGATGCGGCCGCCCCAGATCAGCAGCGCGGTGGCCGATTCCAGCACCTTGGCCACGTCCTTGTGGAGTGCGGCCTCATCGATGCCGACCTCGCCCTGCAGGCCGTGGATGTTCTCCGGGCGCGAGGACAGCGCGGTAACGCGAAAGCCGCTGGCGAAGCGGACGCGGAACGCCTGGATATTGCGGCTGGTGCCATCGGGTTGCTGGTCGACGAAAATATGCTGCTCAATCCGGCTCGCCTGACCACGGGCCACGATCTGCGCGAACTTGCCGACATAGCCGATGTATTCCAGCCCTTTCTCTCGGGTGTCGGCCATGTACCACACGTTGTCGCCGCCGGCTTCCTTGGCCGTCGCCGCGGTGATCGTATCGGTTAGCGCCTGGGCGAAAGTGATGCCGGTGCGGCGGCCCTTCTCGCAGACCGCGATGTCCAGGCCACGCTGCATGCGAATCCAGTCCGTCTGGTGCTTCATCAGCACGCCTTCGGCGCGCGGATCGAAGTTCGCGGGGACGGCGCGGACGTTCTCGGGCAGCTCGTCCCACTCGATGACGCGCTCGGTATCCGGCAGAGGGGCAAGCACGCTCATTACATGCCCGCCAGCACTTGGTCGCGCCAGAAACTGGCGTCCTCGGCCGTCAGGCCCCGTGCCTGGGCGGCGGCATCCACACGGGCGGCCGCTTCGTTAAGCGCCTTCTCGCGTGCCTCAGCCTCGATCTGCTTGCGCACGGCCAGGCTGACCCGCTTGCCTTCCTGCGCGTTCTTGGCGATCTGGCTGGCCTTGCGCACATCATCCAGCTTCGCCTCGCCGGAAGTTCTCAGATTCAACACCGTGTCCGTGGCCAGCAACACCATAGCGTTTGCCAGCATGCTGCTGGTGTCGTCGCCGGCATTCTTGCCATAGGTGTTGGCAATCACCTTGGCCTGTGCCTCCACTTCGCGCATCCGCTCGGAGAAGTCGCGGATGCTGGCGTCATAGCGCTGGAAGCTGCTGCGGCTGACCTCTTCCTCCGGGTATTCCGCCTTGATGATTGCCACCATTTCATCCAGCGTGTGGCAATTCTCGTTCAGCAGTTCGTCCAGCCGCGCCCGGTACGGTGCGCGATGAACCTTGCCCTTGCGGCGGCGCTTCTGCGGTTGCATGGCCTTACCGGGTCACGTCCAGGACGCCGTCCACGGTCAGGCGACCGTGCACCACGTCCATGCCGCGGCTACGCAGCTGGGCGCCGTACAGTTCCCCGCTGAACTCGCTCAGCTGCTCCAGCTCCACCAGCTGGTGGGTCTGGAGGAAGCGCAGCGCTTCGATCACCTCATGGCGCTCCACATAAATCCGCAGGAACTGCAGGCCGGCATGCAGCCGCGAGGAATTGGCCTGCTTGCCGTTCTCTTCCGAGAGCAGGCGCAGCAGCACCAGGCGCAGCTCCTTCTTCTTGTGTTCCTCGTAGGCTTTCGTACTCATCAGTCTTTCCCCATCAGATACTTTTCGATTGACTTCACCGTCGTCATCTGGGCTTCGACCAGCGATTCCAGGCTCGACAGGCGTTCATAAATCTGGATGGTTTCGGCATGGGTGAGCGCGTTCTGCTGCTGCGCTTCCAGCTTCGCCACGCGGTTGGCCAGGCTGTTGTGCATCACCCAAAGCACGAACTGCATGCACACCGTTGCCAGGGACGCGACCACGGCCACCACCAGCAAGGTGAGCATCACCGACTCCATGAACTGCTCTCCACGTCCGACGCACAGCCAACGCAGCGCCGGGTGTGCGGCAACGCCAGCTGGCGTTGCCTGGGAATCTCTTCCCCACATTCGATGCAGTTCATCAGCCCCTCGCTGGCTTCCACGGTCCTGCGGCATTGCGCCTGGTAGTCCTCGCGCTGCTGCCGCTGTGCCTCCCATGCCGCCCAGCTACGACCTTCGCCCTCTGCGGCCCTATCCGCGTCGTCTTGCACTCGGGTGTCCCTTGCCATTGATCAAGTCGCTCATATCCAGCCAGACGCCCTCGTAGGCGCGTGCCTGCCCTCGCAGCCCGGCCGCTTTCTCGCCGTGCTGCCGCTTGGCTTCGGCCGTGCAGCGCCGCGCCATCTCGTGGTACTCATCGCGCAGGCGGACCAGGTCCGACACCGTCGCGCCGATGGCCTTCTTTCCGCTCATCGCCGCAGGCCGGCAGCTGCATCTGCTCCAGCGCCTGGCAGTACCAGGCCCATGCCGTGCGCTGCCATTCCGTCGCCGCTTGCACCAGCCGCGCTTTGCCGGCCGCGCACTCGTGGTACTGCGCTGCCACCTGGTCGTGGTTGGCGATCAACACCGCCCACAGGTCCGACGTTGCCGCCGGCAGCGGCGGGCACTGCTGCATCAGGTTCGGTGCCGGTGCCGGGGGCGGCGCCGGCGGCGGCGGGGCCTTGGTTGGCACGGTTCCAGTGCTGCAGGACGTCAGCGCCAGCACGGTCAGTACGCAGGTCAGGGCGAGACGCCAGCAGTTTTTCCAGCGCGGCGTGCTGTGCAGCGGCGTGTTTGCGGTTCGTTTCACGGTCGTTTTCCAGTTCGGTGGCAATGGCCTCCTGCCGGTCAGCGGCAGCGGCGTAGTCCAGGGCGGCATTGGCCGCGATCTCGCGCAGCTGCTCGGCCTCGGCCTGCAACTGGTCGATGTAGGTCTGTTGCTGCTTGCGCTGGCCAATGGCTTGCGTGCCTTCGGCCCAACGGTTGCCCACGTACAGGCCGGCAACGGCGGTGACCACCAGCAGCAACAGCCCGGCCAGGCCAAGCACCGGCCAGCTCTGCAGCGCGGCAGCCCGCGTGGCGGTGCCACTCAGCATGTCGGCTCTCCTTGCCAGCCGGCGGCGATGTAGGCCGGTTCCAGCATCAGCAGGATGCGGCGCGGGTAGCCGGTGTTTTCCTTGTGCGCCCAGCCAGCTCGCGCACGGAACGGCTCCACCTGCTGCCAGTCGTCCGGGTTCTTGCCAGCGGCCAGCGCCAGCCGGCGTTCGCGCAGCATCCACCCCTCGCCGCCGTTGTAGCCGCGCAGTGCAAACACCCAGCGGCTGCAACCCTCCACCGCTTCGCCACCACCCAGCGGCTGCACGCGGTCGAACAGCCAGCGGTCGTAGAGCGCCGCCGCGAGGATGGCCTGCTGTGCGTTCCACGGGTCGAACTGCGCTAGCTCGCGCGGATAGACCGTGGCGATCCAGCGAGCGGTGGAAGGGATGAACTGCGCGATGCCAATGGCACCGGCACTGGAACGCGCATCGGCGCGGAAGGCCGATTCCTGATGCAGCTGCGCCGCCAGCCTTGCACTGCTGCCGTGGACGCCCCACGCGCGGGCCGATGCCTGCTCGACGCGGTGGCGGTACAGCGCCGATGCCGGCGCGACGTGCACGGTCGCCTTGCCCGGCTCGGCAGCGGCCGCGTGGCCGACAACCACCATGCTCCACAGCACGGCGGCGAGCAGGATCAGCATCACGATGGCGATCATGACTCCGCGCCAGTCGCCGCTGCCGCTGCCCTGCGCCCAGAATGCTTTCCAGCGATCCCAGCGGCTCATCCGATTAGCCCTGCGGCGATCATCGCGGCCGCGATCAGCACCCCCCGCCGGCTCTGCGCCATCGATTGCTCGAGGCCAGAGAGGTAGCGCGGGTCACTGTTGGGGAACGCGGCGCGGTCCAGCGTGTAGCCGATGGCACCGGCCATCGTGACCTTGCTGGCCGCCCACAGATAGCTGGTGATCAGCAGGCTGTTGTAGTGGGCCACGATCAGCAGCAGCACCAGGCTGGCAGCGAAGAACAGCCAGATGTGGCCGATGCGGGCGGCAAGCATGGCAACTGCCGCTTTGAGCTTGATGAACCTATCCACGCGACTGAACCCTTTGACGCCCTGCCGGGCCGATACACAAAGGGTGCGCACATCGCGCGAGGGGGATGTTTCAGCTGCTTGTAATAAGCAAAAACCCCGCCGGGGCGGGGTCAGGTTGCGGTGTCATCGTAGCCGAACAGGTCGGGGGACGCCCGTCGCGCAATCTCGCGCTGTTTCGCGATGATCTCGTACACGGTCTGGACGGACAGGTGATACCGCGCCGCCAGCTCCTGCGGTCCCATGTTGCGCTCGGACCAGTCACGATAGACGCGCACATCGCGCAGCGCCCGGCGCAAGACCGTGCCACGCGGGAAATACACGATCTGCCCGCCTATGGCATTGCACAGGTCCAGCACCACGCTGGGCGCCAGCAGCTCGGAGGCTTCTTCCGTGATGCCGTTCCGCCGCAGCGTGGCCATTGTCGACGTGATCAGCGTGTTGAGCATCCCTTCCCAGCGGTGTGCCTTGCTCAGGGTCAGGGAATCCAGCGCCCGCTGCATGTCCAGGTTGTCGTCGTCGCCAAACATATCGCTCGTGCTCATTGCGCGTCCCCGTGTCTGCTGCGAGCGGCTTGCCGCTCGGATTCGGCCTGCTCCGGGCTGAACTGCCCCAAGCCTTCCATCTGTGCGATCCACGCCAGCTGGCGCTGCAGCGGCGATTCCTTATGCGGTGATGGGGTGGTGCCCGAGGACGAGCGCAGGTGTTTCCCTACGCGCGCATCCTCTTCCCGCTGACGCTCCTGCGCGGCGTCGGCCTTGTCGGCCAGGCCGAACACCACCGCGCGCAGGTAGCCGTGGGATTCCAGCGGCAGTGATAGACCGCTCCGCTGCGCCAGCATCTGTTCGATGCCGGCCACCCACTGCGCCGGGCTGGCTGGGCGGCGCACACCGCTGCGTTCGTCTTTGCACACGCTGCCAGCGGCGACCAGGTCCGCGACCTCCTGGGCCAGCTTGACCGCCCGCGCAAGTCGAAGGGCGGTTTTTGCCGGTTTGAACAGACCGAGATAGGCCAGCACCGCCCGACCCAGCTCCGGTGGCAACCCTGCTGCCACCATCGCCAGACGCTTGCCGTCGTCCTCGGCAAACATCGCGCTGATGTGGGCCTGGGCGCCGCACTCGGGACACGTCGCTCGCATCAGCCGTGCCCCAGCGGCCGTGGTTCGATGCTTTCCAGCACCACACCCATCTGGCGCAGATACTGCCGGTTGCGCTGCCAGCCGGCCGGCAGGTCGGCGGTCATGGCCTGCCACTGCGCGTCATCAATGCCAAGCGCGATGCGGCGCTCCTCCAGCGCGGCCAGCAGGCCACGCTTCTCCTGCTCGACGTGCAATGCGGCGATGACATCGCGCAGTTGCCCCTCGGTACGACACCACGCCACGCGGTCAATGCCGTGCATGCGTTTGGTGATGCTGTCCGCATAGGCCCAGGGCAGGCCCATGTCCGCCAGCTGCGCCTCCACCTTGGTGATCATCTCCGGCATCGCGCGCGCCGAATCGAAGTTGTGCGGCTTGCCCGGATACGCCACACGCGGCTTCTCGCCAGCCTTCAGGCGCAATTCGTCCAGCACGGCAAACAGCGCCTCGGGTGAAAGCTCGGTGCTGCTTGTGGCGCCACCCAGGCGCTGCAGGATGGATTCGTACACGTCCCGGTCGAGCCCCAACTTGCGGCGCAGGGCGTGGATGGCCTTGCGCTGGCCTGCCGTGCGCTTTCCCGCATCACGGACCTGGTAGTAGCTGCCCATCAGGATTCCCTTTCCACGAACCGCACCAGGTGCGGCAGGTCGGCGTGTCGCTGCAGGCGCCATTCCCAGGCATCACCCCGCAGCTCGATGTACTTCAGCGCCAACTGCACGTAGAGCATGGCGTCGGGATCACGCGGGTCCTCGGCCTGGTTGGTGTCGCAGAACGATTGCCCGTCAACCTTCACCCACTTTGCGTAGGCCTCGATGTCCGAGCGTGCCGTGCGGTCGGCTATCCGTCCGGCCAGCTGGGCCAGCGCAGTGCCGCAAGCCATGCCGGCATCGAACTGCTTTGCCCCTTGGTCGGCCATGTCGCCGGGGGTGTATCCGATCTGGTTCTGGTTCATCTCACACTCCCGCCATGTCCAGGGAAATCGATTGGTACTTGCCGTTGGCATCGCGCTCGTACACGCGCACGTAGGCCGTGCTGCCCACCACCTGCACGGCCTCGCCGATGGCGAGCATGGCGCGCTGCCAACGCTCGTCCTCGATAGGCAGGCGGCGCAGGCCCAGCACCTGCGCGGTGCGGATGTTTCCCTCTTGATCCACCCGGAATGCGTCATTGACGATGGCCCGCAGTTCCGCGCGCGCGCCTTCGGTCCATTCGGTGAGGCATTCGTCGATCAGTGCTTTGGCGGCCTTCAAACGCTCATCAAAGCGGATGGCCTCCTGAATCTGCCGGACCACCTTGTATTTGCCGTCGAAGGAAATCAGGCTGGCGTTGCCCTTTTTGCCGCCGATGTGGACGCGGTATTGCTCCGCGCTCAGTTCGATGAACGCGGCGATGTCCTCGAAGGCGCGATTCTTCAGTGCCTTCAGCCGGGCGTTTTCCTCCTTCCATGCCTGCACGATTTCCTGCACCAGGGCGTCGCGGGCCAGGTCGATGGGCTTGATCAGTACCTCGGCCACAAGGCGCCCCTGCGGGTCGCGGCGGTAGCCATCGGGGATGGTTTCGATATTCACGGGTTTTCTTCCTTGGCCGGTGCCGGCCCTTGTGGTTCCAGCGGCGTGCCGAAATGCTCTTCAAAGCGGCGGTGAAGCGAATCGACAATCCGGCCGCCAATGCAGGGCGGCAGGTCGTCGTCCTCGTAGATGTCCTCGACGTACCGGGTCATCGCGCACCGGCCCTTGCTGCTGCCGCCTGGCTGGTTTCCTCCCATTCCAGGAGGCAGCCGTGGAACGGGGCGATGAACACCGCGCGGGTGCAGCCGTTGAAGGTCTGCCTGTGGCGCAAGGCGCCCTGGATGAACGAGCCGACCGGCGGTGGATCGATCACGATCCGCGCGCGGCGTTCCGTGATCTTCACCTCGCGCGGTGTGCACCCGGTGCGGCCAAGCTCGAACATGGCGCCCAGCAGCGCCTTGGCGTGGCCGTGGATGCAGTCGAACGCGACGTTCTGCTGATTGCTCATGGCGTGGTTTCCTCAGTGGCAGTGGTGGCCTGGCGGATCACCCGCACCAGGCGCGCGGCACCGGCGTAGCTGATGCCGCGCAGGGCTTCGGCGAGCGGGATGCCCCGCGGCATCAGCACGCGGGCATCGGTCATGTAGCCGGCCAACCGGTCATCCACCGTCGAGGTGTCGATGCCGGCGGCGTTGAGCAGGCGCAGGATTTCCCTGCGCTGCGGCGCGGTGCTGTTGGCGACCATGTTGGCCGTGCCATTGCGCAGCGGCGCGGCCTTCAGCGCGATGTCCATCAGCTGCCGCACGGTCAACTGCTCGACCTGCAGGCCGGTGGCGGCGATGGCTTCGACAGCCAGGCATTTTTGCTGCAGGGAAGCAGCGGCCAGTTGGCCGATGACATTGGTGGCGACCAGCAGGTCGGCTGTGATGATCTGTGTGTTCAATTCCCACCTCCCTCCTGGGCAGCGGCGTCCTGCGTTGCGAGGCGGTCCTCGTAGCCGGCCAGGTTGCGGCGGATGATGCGCAGGCAGTGCAGCCGTTCCTCCACGCTCAGCGCGGTGTTGTCTCGGATGCGGGCCAGGCGCAGGCACACGGCCAGCACGTCGCCGGCAGCCTGTACGTGGGGCGTGGGCGTGGTGGCCGGGTTCACTCGAACACCCCCAGCTCGCGCGCAGCCTGGCCGATGGAGTCGCAGCAGATCGGCTTGCGGCTGGCTTGCGCGTAGGTGGCCGCAAGCCGGATCACCTTGTTCAGCACGCGCAAGGCGCCGGGCTTGGCGGCGATATCGCGGATGCGCTCCCGGCACTTGCCGTCATCGATGCCCCACGCCTTGATGATCGCGTCGGCATCGCCTTGCGTGGCCCGCTTGATCAGCGTTTTCTTGCCGACCCGCGAGTAGAGGCGGTCGAGGTACGCCGCGCGGTTGCCGCCGGTCATCTGCGTGTAGACGCGCTCGTTGCCGGCGAACACCAGGCCGATGCCGCACTTGTCGTTGAACCAGCGGATGCCATCCATTGCTTGAACCGTCAGGTGCTGGGCCTCGTCGACGACCAGCAGCCCGCCCGTGTTGCGGACCTTGGTTGCAATGGCGCGCTGGAGGTAGGAGGCGCTGCGGACGTAGTCCCGCAGGCCCACCCTGATGGCGATTTCCTCCAGCACGGCGAGCAGCGAGCCGGTGGCCGCACTCAGTTCCACGTGCCAGACGTTCGGTGCGATGGCCTGGTACTGCTCGATGGTCTTGCTCTTGCCGATGCCGGCGGCGCCGACGATCAGCACAAGGTCGGCCGCCACTTGCGCGTAGCGCAGGTCTCCGAGAATGCGTTTGCTGGTGGGCGTATCGACCCACGCCGGGGCCATCGGCAGCGATTCGGTGGACGCCTGCGCGTCGTAGGCGTTGAGCCACTTGGCGATCTTCATCGCCGTCGCCTGCATGTTGCCCTTGTAGGTATCGCCCAGGAACTGGCTCAGCGTGGCGCCGGACATGTCCGCCTCGCGGGCAATGCGGTTCTGGCTGTAGCCGTTGCCGGCCTCCGAGATCATCCGCACGCGCTCCCGCATGTCGGACATCTGCTCCTGGCTGAACTCTTCCGGGATGCTGTTGCTGGCGGCGGCATTCATGGCATGCGTCATGTGTTCCCTCTGGTCTTGCGGGTGGTGGCGGAAGTAGTGCGCGAGCGGCACTTTCATTGGGTGGAGCGCGGGACAGGCCGGGCGCTTGATCGCGCTCTTGCGCGCCTGGTAGCGCAGCAGCCGCGATCCCGGCAGCCCGGCACGGTCAAGGCGGATATCGGGCAGCCCCTTCATTCGTCGGCTCCCCTGGGCTGGTAGAAGCTGCCGGCCCGTTGCTGGCTCGCCAGGCGTTCCATCAGGTCGCCGAATGCCGCCTCGCGGTCATCGGTGCCGGTGCGCTGCAGCTGCTCCTGCGGAGCCGCCTGCGGCTTCGGGGCGCGCTTGCCGAACATCGGCGCGACCACGCCGGCCGGCGGCAGGTGTTCCGGCACAGGGGCCGGCAGTTGGCTGGCGAGCTTCGCAGCGGACATGCGGCGTTCGGCCACCAACTGCTGCTGTGTGGCACGGCGGAACTGCTTCTTGGCGCGCGCGTGTTCTTTAGCCGACACCGTGTCTGCGAAGCCGACGGCGGCGATGCACTCGGCGGTGCCGAGATGCACGTTTGCCAGCGAATACACCTCGACGCTTGTGTGCAGCGCTTCGGGGTCGAAGCGAAGCATCACCTTCTTGCCGGCGTGCGCCGCGATGGCCTCGCTCCAGTAGCGGTTGCCGGCCAAGCGCACGGCGCCGTCGCGCGCATCCGAGGTGACCACCTCGGTCGCCAGCAGCAGCTGGCGCAGCTGCTCGCCGGTGGCCTTGCGGATCGTGGACTGCGCGTAGCTGGCCGCGAACACCTGGTCGAAGCTGTGTTTTCCACCGCACACCCGGCTGCGCCTGCCCTCGCGGGCGTTGTGGGCAGCGATTTCCTCGTTCAACACCCGCACGAACTCATCCAGCGCCACGGCCTTGCTGCCGTAGTTCTCGGGCTTCGCGTCGGGTTTGTTGCCGGTGTAGGCGCCAGCAAAGGCGGGGTGCTTGGCGATGCGGTCGCACATGTCGCGCCAGGCGCGTTCGATAGGCTTGGCCTGGCCGTGGTACGGCGTAGTCCAGTGGATTTCGCAATCCATGTCGGTCAGGATGCCGACCGGATCATCCGGCTTCACCTTGAAGCGGAAGCGGTTGGGGACGCCGCCCGTCAGCATCTTGCTGGCGAAGCCACGGCCATTGTCCAGCCACACTTTCTCGGGGATGCCGTAGCGCTCGATGACGTCGCGGAAGGAGAACCGCACCAGGTCGGCCGATTCGGTTTCGGCAATCCGGTAGCCCAGCACCTTGCCCGAGTAGAGACACTGCACGCCCACTAGGATGGGCCGCGCGATGGTGCCGTCCGGCCAGCGCACGAACACGTCGAACTTGTGGCCGTCGGCGTTCACCGCTTCCAGCGCATGGAACACGCTGCGGTCGCGCTCCTGTGCCGGGAACGTGCGGTCGAATGCCTCCCGACCTTGGCGAGCCAGCACCAGCACACCGCGCGGCAGCTCCGCTTTGATGCGCCGCTCGAAGGTCTTCAGCGACGGCAGCACCCAGCCATGCACCCGCGCCAACCGCTGCATGCGCTCGTAGCAGCTGGAGGCAGTGGGCGCTTCCACCCGCAGATAGTCGGCCTTGAACGCATCCCATGCCTCGGTCGGAATCTCCGCAGTCACGGTGCGGCCGGCATACGCCGGCACCAGCAGTGCCAGACGGTGTTGCTTCTCGACACCTGCCACCAGCGCGGCCCAGCGGCCCAAGGTGGCAGCACTGGCGCCGCGCGCGTTCTCGCGCTGCAGCTGCGCCGCGACCAGGGCACGGGCGTCGAGCAGTGGATGACCATCTGCCACCAGTTGCTCCACCGCCTGCAGGGCGCGCAGGCGGCGGTGTGCCTCGTCTTTCAGCGGTTGCTCGACGGCCTCATAGCGCTGCCAGGCGGACTTGATCTGGGCGTCGCTGGCGGCCGTCGTGCCCTTACGGGGTGTCGGCGGCGCGACGGGATGGATGTCGGGCTGCTGGCGCAGCAGGATTGCGGCTTGCACGTCTGCCGGCAGGGCCGGCATGGCGTAGTACCGCTTCGCACCACCGCGACCGGTACGCGTTTCGTAGGCCCAGGCTTCCTTGGTTGCACGCAGTTCAACCGCGCGTTTCGTGATGCCCAGCGCACTGGCAAGGGTCGCCAAGTCGGCGGGGGCGTGGCTGGCCCGAATGGCGTTCCCATCAGCCATCAACGGACCCTCCGCGCCATGTCTTTCAGCGCCCGGATTTCCTCACCGGCCTGTTGCCGCACGCGCTCCAGTCGACCGATTTCCGCGTCCAGGGTGGCGGCGCCCAGCAGCAGCTGGCCGCCCAGGACACTGCCGTGCCAGCCGCCAAGCCGCGTGCTGCTGCAAACGATCTCCAGCACCGGGGCCAGCCACAGAGGGCAGTTGAACTCCTCTCGGGATTCGGCCGTGTAGCCGTCCAGCATGTTCTTGGACACGTCGCGGCCGGCAAGCCGGCTGGCGCGCGAGGCGACCTCGTAGCGGTCCAGGCCGGCGGCGTGGGCGTCTTTCAGCATGTCGCCCACCAGCAGGCTCACCGGCTGGCGGAAGTCCATGCTGCCGGGCACCGGCGCCGCCGGGCGGGGCAGCGCGAACATGTCGCCGGTGAGGGCATCCGAGCGGGTACGGCGCTTCATGCTCGGATGCCCCCACCTACGGCCGCTCGCTGGGTCCCACAGGCGAGGGTGTCTGCGGAAGCACATACCTGCTCCCCAGCTGCCGGGGTTTTCGCGGTCAGGTTCGCGGGGCACTCACCGGCCAATCCCCACCCATTGCGCCGGGCCAGCGTGTAGATGGAACCCTTGTGGCTGGTAGGCTCGCAGGCGCGACCCAACCACCCCCCAACCACAGAGGTTCCAGTGACCGAAATAGCTGCCAGCGCCGTGCAGGAAATCGCGTTCAACTTCATGCAGCGCTGCTTCATCGGCGCTGCACCGAATGGCAAGCCGGAAGAAAAATCGATCTCGGAGCTGCGGGAGTTGCTTTGTTCCATCGACGAGCTGCTGCCAATGGAGGTCCACACTTGGAGCGAAGGGCGGAGGACAGCCCTATACAGGCTGCTGAGCAACTTTGTGATCATTCTTCAGCTCCAACCAGGGCTTCAGTTCCCTGGCGAAGTGCGCAGCTCGATGCCCGATCGCTTGCGACAGCCGCTGATGTCGCTTCTCGGAACTGCGCCAGATCCCAGCGATCTTTAATCGCGGTGTCCAAAATTTGGTGGAGGCTGTCCAGCAGCTGCCTGCCCGGCGCGGGCTCCCTCTCGGCGCTGGCTTTCGCCGCCCGTGCCAAGGCGAGATAGCGCTCCCGGCGCTTCACCGCGTCCACGGCGGCATGGGTCAAGCCGACCTGCAGGTGATGGACCAACGCCCGGTTGGCCTCCCGCGCCATCGCCACCAGGGCGTGGGCTGGGTATGCGTGGAGGGAGGCAGTGTTCAT